ACTTAGTTACTGCAATACCATCAAAGAATGCATACAATTGTGTTAGTGGTTTACACTTAGTCGCAACAAACTGTAAGTTTCTAGAACGCATGGTCATGATAACATCACGACTTACAACTCTATCACCTAGAGATTCATTATCAAAGTGTTCTGTAACAACCTTTCTAGTTCCATTTCTAACCTGATTTTCAATTCTAAATGTGTCTTGAATTGTATTTTCAAAAACTGTTGTGGTTGTCATCTCAACCATCTGTGAGTGGTTAACACTTCTACCACCATTAATCCAACCTGCTTTAATGATTTCTTCATGTTCAACACTAGTTGATTCTGAGAATTGTTCAGTGCGATTAACAACATCTTGACCAACCCAGTTAGTTTCCCATGGTTCCCATTGTATTGGAGACATTCCAGTTTGTGGATCAACTCCAAACTCTTGCATAGCCTGTGCCATGACACCAGCAAAGTTACCTTCTTGTTCAATTATTTTTGCATCAAGTCTAGCAGTATCCACCCATGTATCTGAAGCTGGTGACAATGTAATAGTTGCTTGCCAGAAACTAACTAAGAAAGGAGTAACACTTTCTGTTCTAGTTGCAAATTGTTGACTTAACCATTCAGTTTCAGTGTAATTAAGAGTGACAACATCGTTGCCTTTCCTAATATTGGTTCCTTCTGCCTCAAGGAAGCTGCGATCAACAGAAACATCTACATTTTCTACTGGGCCAGGCATTAGATCAATAGATGTGCAATAATGTTGAGGTCGTAATTCATGACGACGAGTATCTAAACTATTTTTAATTTTAAATCCTCGTGTTTCCTGTGGTTTAAGAGTTGTAAAATTATCAACAAAGAAACCAGATTTAAATTTATTCAATCCATCTGCATCAGCAACAAACAAACTTGATGTCTTTGTTTCAAGCATAGACAAAGATGTATAATATTCAAGATTCTTGATTCTATCCTCAAGAGTCTTAATATCTTTCATTCTATATCGCTTATATTTTAAGAAATCAATACTAGCTTGTCTTGGTTGGAATAAAAATGGAGGTAAAGTAATACTTGCTATCTCTATCGCATCGTCAACTGGAATTGGTGGTTCTCTTTTTTCAGATGGATCACCATATTGAACTTGGAATCTTCCTGTTTTATCTAAGAAAATTCTATCAGTTCTTCCAACAAAATGAGAAAAAGTCATGTTAATTGACTCATCAGATGCTAATATATTTTTAGCAGAACTTCCTGCTGAATTAAATGATCTTCCAAAAAATTCAAAAGGTGATCTTACATTTTCAAGAACGGTAAAATTAGAAACTTTAGGTCTTATATCAAGTGTATCTGTAACATATTCACCATTTATCATTGGGATTTCTTTACTATAATCCCAACTATTATATGAATTTCTAGTGGTTATATCTCCTTCATCAGTCGAATCATAGTAACCATTCATGAAATATATTTTTAATTGTTTCTTAGGTGGTTTCGCATTTGATTTTCTAGTAATAAATCCATAATCATAAAATGTGCTTTTTTGACCATTAGTAAATGTATAGTTAGCTGATATGTTTCGACTAGTATTATCTAACGTAGTGATTAAACCCTGAACTGTCGATTCTTCAAATGTAACAACTTCACCTTCATTAAATGCTGTTTCATTTTGAGTAATATATGTTATCTTATTATCGGTTGAAATTTCAGCGACAACGGCTACAGCACCACTATCTTGCCCCATTACTTTTTCACCTATGACCAAATCTGTTGTTTTTCCTGAAGGGCCATTTAAAGATGATAAAGTCATCGTAGGTGCGGAGGCCTCTGAAGTATCATTGGATTCAAAAATACCGTGAATTTTAATTATATCAGCCTCATTTAATGCTATTTTCTCATCTTGAACTCTAGTTCCTATTGGATATCCACCATCACCATATACTAATCCATCATTTAAAGTTGTTGCTCCGATACCAGATCCAGCTTCCTTAGAAAAATTAACTACAACAGAATTTACTCGATCTAGTCTTTTTATTTTTGATGATATTTTTGATTTACGAAGAGTAGCAATTAAAGTGCACCCACTAGCAACAGCTCCCAAACCTCTTATTTGTAAGACTGTGTTACCTGCTGAAAAAGCGAACTGATTATCATTTAAAGCAACAGTTGTTCCATCAGGTCTCATGAAGATATATCTTTTCTCATCAAACGGTAAAAATGTTTCATTTGGCCCTGCAACCACAGCAGATGATAATTGACCCTCTCCAGTATTAGAGTTCAAAGAAACATTAACAGTAAATGATTTTCTAATAGTTAGACTTGAATTAGTAAGATCAACATCTGAAATAAATGATTTTGGCATTAATGCGTATAATCTATTTTCTGAAGATCTTTCTAAAGGAGATCTTACTAGTTTCAAATCTGAAACTTGTAAAGAGGTTCCAGCAGTTCCTTTGAATAATGCACCCTCAGTCACACCAGTTACTGTAGAAACACCAGTTACAATAACTTGATTGTGATCTGTATTAATTGAGGTGATTCCTACGAAAGATTTGTCATTATTTCCTAAACCACCAAACTGAAGAATATCACCTATTTTTAAAATATCTGGGAATAATTGATTTCCACTGGTTATGGTGCTAATTGAAACAGCACCTGAACCTAATGCTGAAGTCATATTAGCATCACCAAATGTAAAAATTGGTTGTTGAATTACATCCCCATTGAATGCATTAGCACGAGCACCGACATCACCTAAATCGGGGCCTCCATAAATTGATTTTACATCTTGCATTCCGTGAGATGTTATCGCAATAGCTACACGATTATTATCAATGCCATTTACTATAAATGGTTCATTTATTACAAATTCTCCGACTTTATCATAAACTTCTAAAGATGTGCTATTGCTAACAGCAGATCTTAAAAATCCTGTAGCACCGCTATACTTTCCTTTTATTTGAGTTGGTATAGAGAATGTATCTGGTTCGTTTAAAGTTATTTTAGAAAATAATTGAATATCATAAAGTGAAGTATCCCATTCATTTGTTGCAGAATTTGATGCTGAGTATGAACCAGATTCTAGTGCAAAATCATATACTCTTGCAACACCTATTTCATTACCAGCTGGAGCAGTGGCAGCACTTCCTACAATTCTTGAGTCTCTTAAACTAACAATATAGGTATTTCCAATACCAATTATTGGTGTACCCTTTACGTTATTAAGTCTTACTGCGTTTCCTGTTTTATATGCAACACCTTGATTTTCTAATTTTTTTGATGTTCTTGGTTTTGGTGCATCAATATAAGTTGAACTTATAGTCTCAACTTCATATCCTTTTACAAATGCTTTACCTGGTGATACTTGATATACTGCAAGATCATCTGATGCTAATGATCCACCTTGTGTAAATTGACCAGCTTGATATACACCATTATTACCTACATTATCGTTTAAAGAATTTTTTAGAGAAACATTAAAACTCTTGACCATGTAATCACCAGATTCAGCATATGTTCTACGAGCTAATTCATCTCTAATGACACCATAGTTAGTGTTTTTAACTTGAGATCTTAAAACACCATCAACAACAACTGCTAATTCAACAAAATTAGAATCATTGAAATCATCTAGTGGTTTTGCAAATAAACTACATGATATTTTTAAACGATCAGCACCTGGTGCTGCATAATTGTTAAAACCTTTTGAATTGTCTGCTAATGTTTCATCCTCATCGGCATTTATAATATCTTCTTCAATTCTTAAACCAATTCTAGCACTAGGAGTATTTGAATATTGTGATAATATAATTGTTTCATCTTGAACTTGAACAAAATTACCTCTTATAAAATATACACCATTGGATATTGAAAAAGATGCAGCAGTGGATGTTGCATTGTTTGCAATACATGACGCAAATGATTCTCCTGTTGGTATAAAAGCATTATTATCAGGCCCTGAAATAATATCACTATCTGCTATTAATAATTCACCATCAGCAAAAACCTTAATGCTGCTATCTTCCACACCAGAAGACATATATGAAATATAAAGTGTTAAATTACCATTCTCACTATTCTCAGACCTGAGAACCTGTTTAACTATAGCTGTTACACCAGTTGATGCTCCGATTATTTTTCTATCGATTAGTTGATCAATATAAAATTCTACAGGAACTCCTAAATGACTATTATTTAATTCTACAGCAAAATATTCAAAAGAATACGCAGTGTTACCTGGTATTACTTTTGCACCTTCTTTGAAAAAATGTTGACCAAATTTTTCAATTTGATTCTGTAATATAGACTGAAGACCTGTTAATTCTCTTGCTTGAACAGGATAACCAGGCTTGAAAAGAACCTTATGATAATTATCATTAGGATCAAAATCATCAAAATATGGTGAAACGTTAAGGTTGGTTTGCTGAGCCATAGTTAATTAGAACTGTAATATTATTTTGATATCTTCTTTTTGATTGGAAGATCTTGTAATTGATGGTCTGTGATCAACATAAATCATATTTCCAGAATATCTATCAACCTCTGGATTAGAGACTCCTTTGGTAAATGATTGACCAAGGTAGTATGTTCTATTATTTAGAGTGGTAGAAAGACCTGAAAATGATGTGCTAATTGATAAATTAGAACTACCACCCACAATTGTTACACTTCCACCAGCAGTTGGTTCTGAAGTAAATCTTGTGGTGTTGTAACTTGGAACATTTGCGTCTAGGTGAACAGGAAACAATGTTGTGCTGATACCACTTGATCTTGCGGTAGCAAAACCAGCGATTGTTCTATCCTGCCAATATTTTAAAACACCCGTTGTTTGATCGTAAGAAATTACTCTTCCAACGGCAGTTTGACCTGTTCCCACGGTTTGACTTATATAATCATCTGCCGTAAATGTTACAGAACTATATCCAGTTCCAGCTAATCTTAAAGCGAAGGCAGCACTTGCTTTGTCTAATGTAAGTATTTCATTAGAGTTAAATGCTTTTGGATTCTCTAAAAGACCTATTCTAGAAATTTGATTTCCCGTTATGAAATCTGGGTTCTCAGCATCATTTTCAATTCTTGCATACATTAAAGCGTTGGTCGCACCCAACTCTCTATAGATATCTGCACCATGACCACCTGGTGGTGAAATAATTACATCAAGAACTGGGATACCCGTTGGAGTTGGAACAGATCCAGCAGCTAAATCAACATTACCATAAGTATATCCATATCCTTCATTTGATATGGTAACACTTTCTATCTGTGAATCGTTATTAACAACAACAGTGCATTCTGCGTCAAATCCATCACCTTTAATTGGAACTCTAGTATAAGTTTGGTTAGCAGTTCCTATACCAGTTCCTCTATCTTTGACAACGACGATTTTAATACTACCATCTACAGCGTTATTTTTTACAGATGCATCTGCAGCATTATCACCCCAATTTGATGGAACTGGCATGAAATCAGTGGAATCAAATTTAATTAAATCTGCAGGTTTAATACTATACAGATATTTCCATATATATCCGTCTCCAGATGTACCAGGTGTTCTTGGTTCTAAATCCGTAAAGGTTGGTTCGTCTAGAGATGGTTTACCGTCAGGTGTTTCAGGTGTTGTTCCGTTTTGCAAACAGATATAAACCCTAAAATCGCTATTAACAACAAAGTAATTTGCAGTGTATAAAGATGTTCCACCAGAGTTTGGTGGTGCATTAGAAATGTTATAATCGTGTCTATAATAATCATATGTTGTTCCAGAGTTCCAATTTAACTTAGGAACTATTTGCTTTACATCAGCAGCTGTTACTCTTTTTACAGCAATAATACTATCATGATAGTCATTCATTCTATCGAAACTATCAATTGGTGCTGGAGGATTAGAATCCCAGTCACTTTGAATACTAGTTGGATTTGGTAAACCCACAAATGCATAGTAAGAGTTAGTCGAAGTGGATACACCAGCAACGAAATTCTTTGCGTTTAATATTCTTATTTGATCCGTTATGATTGCCGACATGAACTTTTGTTTACACTTTTTTTATTTATTTAGACGACGAAGTTCTCAGCTTTAAGAGCAATCTTTCTCTTAACCTGTGGCCCCGTCTTAATACCAGTAACACCATTATTAGTATTAACAGTATATGCTTGTGCTACTTGTCTATCATTTAGTTGTAATCGACCCCAACTAAAGTCACCTAAGTATCGGGTGCTATGACCCTGACCCACTGTAGAATAACCAACAGTATTCTCTAATCCGTTCCAACCTAGAACTCTACAGAACACTCTTGTTGCTTCCTCTAATTGATCAGTGCCAATTCCAATAGTTGTTATTCCAACATGGTGTGCAACCTCATATATACCATCTAGAGCAGTGGTTCCAACACCAACATATCCAATAGAACCAGTCATAGAAACCGCAGTAACACCAGAACCAATATTGGAATTGCTAACTGTAAAGTAATATCCAGTCTGTAATCCACTTCTTGTTATGGCATCAGGGCTGTTGATAGCAGCGTCTCTTAATGGAGAATTCTTTGGAACATATAGATCAAATACAACTCCAGTTCCAATACCAATTCCTGTGGGTGCTGTTGTATCAGAGAGATTGGTTACTATACCAACTTTAGTAATAACACCAAAGTCTCCCTCATATAAATCAATACTATTTTCCTCTCTTACATATGTAGGAGGAGCAATTAAGACTACAGGAGGTGCAGCAGAAGTATAACCAGTTCCAACAATCCCTGAATTAATACCCACTGTAATTGATGAAATAGATCCATTAGTGACTGTAGCAGTTGCGATGGCTGTAGCAGTAGTTCCAATACCTGCAAATGGAGTTCCACCAATACTTATTGGTTGCTGTATCCTAACTTCAGGAACAGCAGTGTAACCATTACCACCATCTGTAATTGAGAAGAATGATATTGTATTGGCAATAGATACGATTGCAGTCGCAGCAGCACCAGCGATAAATTCATATTGTGCACTTGCATTAACGATTTGAATATCTTTTTGGAAGTTTCTATCTGTAGGGTTTTCATTCTCAGGATTGAAGAACGGTTTACAACTATCAATGAATATTGTTGTTTCACCAACACCAACTGATTGGGTTAAATATGCAGATGGGAATAGGTTTGGTTCATATATTGGTCTATCCTTACGAACAATCTTTCCATCTATAAACCTATCTTCAAGTTGTTTATACCATTTAACAGGTCTTAACTCAGTTGCATCATCACCTAAACCTCTTCCAAAATATTGATTAGTTACAACAGTATCTGATGACTTAATTTCATGAACTGCTCTGGGAAACTCAACAAAAGTTCTTGTGTTATAACCAGGATCAAATTTAATTTGTAAATCATCACCAACTTTAACTGTCTCCACAATATCTCTATCTTTTACGTCTTCACCACCAGTTCCTCTATAGAAGAATATTCTCATTATATCACCTGCGTTTGGTGCTTCAGTAAATGTTATTGTTCCACCACCGTTAAATTCGTAACCTTCACCTGGCACTTGTAAAACATCATTTATTGTCAAAATGATAGTATTTCTTACAACGATGTTTGAACCAGTTCT